TGCCGGTGAGTGTGGGGGATGCTAGCGGGGCTTTCAACCCAACCGCAGTCTCGATCGCATCGCACCCCTGCTCGATCAGCAGGAACTGGTCCTCAATATTCTGGCTGCCCACTTTGGTTCCAGGCGCTACGTCAAAGGTCTTTGTGTAAAAAGCGTTGGTCATGTCTTAGCGCTCCAGGCGTCGGGGTGTGTATGTCGTTGTGACAGACTGCAAAAGGTGGGGAAGCTGGTCGGCCTTGTAGCTCGCGAAGGTCAGGCTCAGATCGGTACCGGTGCCGTCCAGGCGAACGCTTGCAATGCTCTGAGCCTGGGCGTCGTAGTAGCACTGGTCCCAGGCGCTGATGTCGTACTGGCCACCAGAGCCTGCAACGCTCTGAGTGGACAGTGCAGTTGGGTTGATGTCGATGGTCCCGAGCGAATACTCACCCTGAACCAAGAAGGTCGCGGCCGACTGGGTCTTGACTTCGACGTTGACTTTGCGAAAACGCTTCTTCAAAATGGGCGACCCGGTGTGGTTGAAGGCCAGCTTCAGCCAGGCCTCAATCGGCTGGCCGTCAAAGCTGCGACCCACGTCGGACTCGTAGATGTAACCGTCGGTGGATCCAAAGAAGGCTCGGTCAACACCGTTGATGTTGGCGTCAGCCGCACACCAGACAACCTTCGACGCGTAGCTGATCGGCATGAAGCACAACACGTTATTGACCGGTGTGATACTCATTGCCGAGCCATCGCTGAAGAACATCCGAAGACGTGTCAGGTTACGGTTGACCACACTGGCCGTCACGGTCTTGCCCGTGATGAACCGGCGTACCCGCTCAGACGCAGGCGCCTGGGTGAAGTTACCAAACTCAGCGCTCTGAACCACTGGCGTGATGCCCAGTGAGTTGAAGACAACAGGGTTACCGATGTTCTGCACAGACCAGCGCTGGGCGCCAATCGTTGCCGAGAACGTCGTCGGCTTCCAGTCAAGACTGCTGGCGCCATACATGACCATCGTCCGCGTGGAGCTGAAGATCATCAGCGGGACCGAGTCCGATGAGCCAGGCAGGCCGCTGAAGCCAGTGACATCCTGGCCAACTGCGATCTCAGCGGCACCAGACACCACGGTCCAGATGTAAGGGGTGCTAATTCCGCTGTGCTGCACAGAACCTTTGAACGCGAAGAACAAGTGGTTGCGGTGTGCGTAAACGTGGCGCGGGGTGTCAGTCGCCATGCCCGTCTTGATTGGGACCAGCGTCGTGCCGTCGAACTCAAAGCCTGCGTTGACGCCGTCTGCGCAATACAAGCGCTCGGTGTCTGTGGATCCAGTGAAGTTGTAAACCACACTGTCAAGCCGGCCGCCGGGCAGCATCGCGATCGCCGTCTGTGCCCCGCATGTAGCCGTCACACCCGCGGTGAATGCACCCGCGGTGAACGGACCACCGACGATCGTGTCGACAATAAACCTGCCCGAGATCGAAGAGCCGGTCCAGATTCCCGTGCCCGAGGTGACCACCACCCGGCGGACAACCGCGGTCGTCGTACCCTTGGTGATCGTCGACCCCTCGGCGGGTATCGTTCCAGATCCAAGCGTGAAGGCCAGCTCGGTCATCAGGGGGACGTTGACCCACCCGGCGCTCGAGCTCTTGTAAATACCCAGCGCGGTGGCTCCGACGTTGTCTCTGAATGCGTAGACTGTCGAGCCCAGAATGGCGACACCGCGCATTGGGCCAGATCCCGGGACCACTGTGATGTCGCCCCGGTACTCGTCCGCTGCCAGTGCGTTGAAGGCGTTGTCGTCAAAGCTGGTGGGGTCACTCGCCTCGGATGTGTAGACGCCGACCGCTGTGGTGGCGATGCGAATCGTCTCACCCAACGTCAGCTCACCTGTCAACCGTGTGACCACCAGCTGCGTTAAGCTGCGAACCTGAATCACCTTGGCGGTCACGCCTGAAGTCATGCCGTTGATCACCGACCCGACGCTGACCCCAACGAAACCGGTGGTTGAAACAAGGACCTTGTACGCCGCGGTGCTCGGCCGGGTGCGGCCGTCAAAGCGCTCGAACCCACCTACGGACTCGTAGCCGTTCTCAGGTGAGCTCTCGTAATTGACACCGCCCATCACCAGCCCGGGCTTGCGGGAGAACTGAGCCGACTCGACGTCCAGACCCCCGACCAGCGGGAACATCTGGGTCTTGTTGGCCGGCATCTCCATTACGCCAGGCTCCGTGCTGCGAACGAAGGCATCTCCAGCTGACTCTGTGTCAGCTGTGGCCACATCAGGTTGTAATTGCTCGATGCCCGCTGATGCACCTCACCGGCTGCGTCAAATCCACCGTACTCCATCAGAGCACGCCAGACGATCAGCATGTGAAAGCGTGCGGGGATCGAGGGGATCTGCGCGTCAGCCGTCAGATCCGAATAGTCCTTGACGTAATCGGCCCGGACAAAGTGAGCACTGTCAGGTGTTGGGCCAATCAGGAAGGCCTCATCAGGTGCGATGGACCAGTACTGAGACTGGCCCGGCGTCTGCGATCCAACCATGTAGCGCTGCCTGAACTGGTCGTAATCCAACCAGGCCAGAGCCTGCTCGGTGTTGGCGCCATCGGTCAGCCGGTAGGCCGTCGGCTTGTAGACCAATCCCGCAGACTTCCAGCTGGCGAAGTCGGTCAGGCCGAAGTCAGCAGCTGTGTTGCTTTGGTTGACTGTGCTGACCAGGGTCGCTGACCCACGGCGAAAGCGCCAGTCTTCACGGGCCTGCGTGATATCTCTCGCCGCCCAGTTAACCCAATCGAACATACGACGGTCATCGCCAGTGGCGGTGGTGGACGAAACGATGCTGTTTGCAGCCCCCAAACCGGACTCTCGTTTAACCGCTTGCGTGAGCTGCAAATAATTCATGGCTTAAGCGCGACGCTGCATGGGGAAGCGGGGTTTCTCAGCCCACACATCTTTCGTGCGGTCATCGGGAAACATCGGGTCGGGTTCCATGATCGTGTAGCTCAGCGACTCAGCATGGTCAGCCAGCTCGATCGGTACTCGGACCCATACATCGCGGTGTAGGACAACGGTGTAGTTGTCAATCCCGAAGAATTGTTGGGTGGCTTCACCGTTCTCAGCTTTGAACAATTTGATCTCACAGGTCTCCCCGCTGAATCCATGCTGCTGCATGTTGTTCGCGCTATTGGTGGTCTTGCCGTCACCGACCGTCGCATCTGACTTGGGCTTTGTGGCCATCGAAAACTCCTAAGTTAAAAACAGGGCGACCCGAAGGCCGCCCAGTGTCTCAGCCGCGATTAAGGTGCGACTGACGGGAGGCTCGACACGTCGACATAAGTCGTCGTGAGCGTGCCAGCATCAAGTGCCGTGGTACCGGCGGTGAACGTGGAGCTGGCCACAACTACCTTGAAGAACCCGATAGGTGTGTAGGTGTAGGCAACTTTTGGGAAGGCGCCAGCAGTGCCCGTTGTGAAAGCAGCACCTTGGAACACGCCAACAGTGCCAGCCACGTCCAGGGCGATCACGTAGTAAGCGGAAGTACCTGCGGCCTGCACGTAGGCTGTGACACCCGCGGCTGCCAGAGTCAAGCCTTCAGACGTGTGGGTCACGGCAACAGACTGCTCGGACAATGCACTCTTGATAGGAGCCAGTACGCCGTCCACGGAGTAGGTGTAAGCGCTGGTGCTTTTCACGGCGGTAGCGGCAGTCGTGGCGCGAGCCAGAATGCCTTTGACGAAGTTGCGATTGCCGACGGCTGCACGCAGGTCGACGGTGGTCAGGTTTGCGATATGAGACATGATGAGGATCCTTGTGAATGTGTGTAAAAAGACACCCCACTAGGGGGTGTCAATTAGGCTTAGGCTGTTACGCCGTGTTCCATGCGGGTCATCCATGCGTCGTTCAGGATGGCAGCTGCGCTGTACATCTTGAAGCCGACACGACCACGCTGGCCAAGAGGATCGCTCTCGGTAGGCTTGGGGTTCACCACGATCGGTGTCAGGCCGTTGCCCGAACCAGCCAGGTTCACAGTGGCGTAAGCGTCACGGCCAACCACGATGGAGTTGTAGACGTCGACGTTGGCGCCAGTAGCGATCAGGCCGGTGGAGCCCACAGCCACGCCAGCGTTCACGGTCGGTGTGTACAGAGTCGAGCCGATGAAACGCACGTTCTCGAACGAGCCGATCTCAGCGTCGCTGATCGGTTTGAAGGTGCCGTACTGCTGAACGCGTGTGAAGCCCGCTGGGAAGTTGGTCGTGCTCTGCAGATCCATTTCCACGTTGGGGTGGCAGAAGCAGATGTATGACGGGGGGATTGGCTGAGTGCCAACACCGTCAGTCGCATTCAACATGCTTGTCAGAGGACGTGCGTCCTGGTTCTTCAGCTGGCGAATCGACTTGCGAACTTGAGCTGCGGCCAAGCATAGAGCGATGGATCCAGGTGCGACGTTACCGGCACGGGTAACTTGCGAGCCGGCCTTCAGCACGTTGTAAACGATCATCTCTTGGGTCTGACCAGCGGTCTCGCCGAGGGACATCGACATCTCGTTCAACACCGGATCCTCATGGGTGTCCATGATCACGTCGGTCAAACCGATCACCTGGCCGTACTGGTCCAGCGTAGCTGTCACAGGGGTATAGGTGAGCGTGTTGATGACGGGTGTCACGCCTTCAGCCAGAGGTGCGGTCGTGGCAGCCAGACGGCCGTAACGAGCCCACTTGACAACCTTCGTCTTGCCCTTGGGGACAGTGGTCAGGACGGCAAAGCGAGCCATGTTGAGCTGAGGCTGTGCGCGCTCGAGCATTTTGTCCACAGCGTAGGCTGCAGTCCGAGGGGTGATATCACCATAAACGGTTTGAGTCATGATTGAAAAGTCTCACTAAGCTGCAAGCTGTGCTGCCTTCAGGCGCCGACTGCGGAAGTAAGCCAACGAACCTTCAAAGTCATCGGCAGGAGGCTGGCCACCCTGGGCACCTGATGCCCGAG